GTTTAGTGAAGTAGTGCATTTTCCACCTACTGCACCAGATATTATGCCGCTATGTCTCAAGCCCATTATTTTATATTGACCGTCAAACTTTGGGTTAAATTTTGATTGTACCTCCGCCAATTGCCCGACTTGTAATCTAGGCTCAAAAATAACATCCATAACTAAGTCTGTGCCTTGTCGCTGTGGCGTTCCTAGCAATCCAGTATCAGTATTTATTAGCGGCACTTTTCCGCCTGTTGTTTTTATATATTCATTTGTTGTTTTTATATATTCATTCTCGTTTAAAACATTAATTTTCTCAAGATCAATAAAAACCTCCTCTCTGTAATTCTTTTTCAGTAAATAAAAATTATTTCCATTTAATGCGGTTGATGTTTTTGAAACTCCTTGAATATCGCCCACTTTACCCTCTGTTATTCCTGTTATTCCTCCTATTATTATTTTAGCTATATCCCTAAAGCTTGTACCTCCTCTTATGGTTTGATTTATATTTGAATTATAAGCACCTAAAGCCCCGTCTTGGGCGTTAATATAGGTTATAACATCTGAACCCTGCCTATAAGAATAAGCTTCAAGTAAATTGCCTACAAATATAGTTGATAAGTCATCATCTCTATTTAATGCTGTTTCATAGCCAGCTTGTAAAATAACTTTTTTTCTATTACCTGATACATCATTAATGCTAAATCTATTTTGAAAAATAAGGCTTCTATTGGTTTCACTTAGATTATAAACCCTAAAAGTCGCACTATTTAAACTGCTTTGCGTGCTTCTAGCTATATCTAGTTCAAGAGTTAAGGGGCTTCTTATCTCAATAGCTTGAGTTGTGGTCTGTGCCGTTGAAGGCTTTGGGCCAATAAATGTAGGATCTGGCAATGCTGGCCCTATCGCTTCCGTTAGCTCTCTGCGTTTAGTTATCTCAACTGTTAATTTATATCTTCTTTGGAATTTCATTTATTATAAAAATCAGTTTCTACTTGCTCAACTTCTTCTTGCGTGAGTAATAGCATTTCTACCCTTTCAGTTGAAAAGTCATCAATAAATAATGGCTCGCTTAAATCATCTGTTAAAATACTAATACCAAAAGGAATAACATTTTGATAACTCCTTAAAATATTCACACCAGTAACTAATCTTGCACCATTTAGGATAAAGTCGCCAAAAGTTATACCATAGAACCAACCTTGTTGCTGGTCGCTATATTCTAGCCTTAGTTCAAAGTTCTGATTGTCTTCTGTTATTATATTAAAGCGTTGTTTTGGATCTTGTGATATTTCTGTTATCTGTTTCACTTGACTTTATTTTTATAATTACTTAACATTTTCTTAATATTTATTGATTTTTGATTAATAGATTGATGGCTTACAAACGCTTTACTGTCCAAGGTTTCAGCGTTTGTAAGCTTTTTATTTGGTCAAAAGAAATTTATAACTTTCTCTTTAATCTGAAAAAATAATGAAGCCTTTCTTTGAACTCCGTTAGCTGTTCCTTGATCTAATTCTTCTGCTTTTTGGTTTGTTAATCTGCCTTGTGTTTTCTTAACATCAAAATCAACTAATTCAGTTGTTGTTGTCCTAAACTCCTTCAATACAACTGAAAATTCTGATATATATTTATTATCTCCCTGCGTAGCAATTACATTTTCAATAGCATAATCACTTTTGAAGCCAAAGGGGGTTTCTACTGATACAAGTTGTTTAGCTCTAAATAAGGCTTGAAAAAAGTTATAACCCTTGGCTTGCAATGTATCTGGTGGGTTTAATTCTTTATATGCTTGAAATAAATCAACGCCAGTCCCTATTGTTTCATCAACTGAATCAACAACGCTTACTTTATTAGCCTCAATAGTATCATTTAGTTGCTTTGCAAAGCTTGTTACTATTGGAATATAACTATTAATTATAGTTAGTTTCTCCGCAAGCTCTGTTATTTCTGATTTAGCACCTGCCTGCCTATCGACCAATTCACCAACAAAACCACGCAATGTAAATCTTTCTGGCTTAATAGCTATGTGATCTTGTCTTGTGGAATTATCTTCTACGAAGTGATCTGTTATTTCAGCTTGTAACTCTGATTTATGTTCTTCAAATATATCAAACTCAAAGCCTGCAATACCTAAGTTTACCACTGGTGAGACAATATATCTATTAACTAGATTGTTGGTTATTTCTGCCGTTTCTAGTGCATTAAAATCTTTACTCATAATTTAATAATGTAAAAAGTTTTTACATTTTATTTGACTTTTATAAATTCCAGTCTAATAATGTAATTGTTATTAATTTAAATAAAAAACAAAAATGAAGAAATTACTTATAACTTTATTATTTTTTACTTTTTATTGCAATGGTTCTTTTGCCACTCCAAACACCCTTTGGGATAAAGCCTTTAAAGCTAGTGGGAATCCTATGGATAATAATATACGATCTTATGTCTTTAAATCACAATTAACATGCTCCGTACACACTAAACCAAACAAAAAGAATGCTTTTATCTCTATATCAAGATGCACTAATGCCGCAAACATAGAATGTATGATCTTGACTGACATCAAAACTGGTGTAGTAGAATATTATTGTATTGATCCCATCACTTCTTTACAATTTAATACTATTTAGCACTATTGCCTTGTGAAGCCTGCACCCTGTTTAAAGCCTCTTGATTAATTACTTTTTGCGACCTTTGAACCTCGCCACCTATTTCTTGAGCATTTAATCCATTTATATTGTATGTATTATTGTTGTTTATATTGATTCCTGTTAATGCCTCTGCCGCACGTAATCCACCAATTGCAAGACCTGCCCCTATTCCTCCTGTTCTAGTGGTATCTCTTATGTCTAATAAAGCATCTCCTAGTTTTTGACCACCTTCTGTTTTATCAATAGCTTCTGCTATCTTCTTGCCAAATTCTGGCGCATTTGCAAGGAATGTTAGAGAAGCAACCACCGAAGCCAAAGGAATTGCTAAAGCAGCAGCAGGAATTGCTAAAGCTCCTAGTGCCTTTGTCAAACTACCGAGGAATGTCAAAAGTGTTGCTCCTCCTGCTCCTATTCCTAGTATCTTTGCAAAGTCTGGTAAATCTTCAAAAGCTTTTACAAGTTCACCAATAACACTATCGCCACCAGCTCTAAAAACTGCTATATCGTCTAACAAAAGAATAATAGCCGCCAAACCTGCCAAGAATGGTGAAAAACTCAAGGTTAATAATGCAAAAGCACCAGCTAATATTTTAATGCCTCTTTCCATTCCTACCAAACCATCAATAAATTGAGTCACTAGACTAAAGGCATTTCCTATTGCTTGTGCAAACTTGGCAAATCCTCTCGCCATTCCTGCAATGACCTCAATAATGGCTTTACCATTATCTTTCATCCATTTAAAGAATTGTTGAACTAATTTATTTAGTTCTGGCGCAATCTTTGCTACTGCTTGATCTTTTAAAGCTTTAAATCTTAATTGCAGGGCTTTAATTGATGTTCCTACCTTGTCAATGTCAGCTCTTTGTTTTGGATTTAAAAAAGTGTTCTCACTTAATAGCTCAAATTCCTTTCTACTCAATCTAAGAATATTAATAAAGTCTGGTGATAATCCTATTTGACTAATTAGATTAGTGGCTGTTGCAGGGTCTAAACCTTGTATAGCTCCTCTTAATTGCTCTATTACACCAAAAGCATCTTGACCAGCTACATCAACACCTAGTAATTGAAAAGGTGAAATATCACCTTGACCAATTCTTATGGCTGCTATGTTCTTTTGTACATTACCTATTGACTGGGCTATTTGATCTGCGCTTAATGCAAGATTAGATAATTGCCCTGCTTGTTGGAATTGCTGGAGTTTTTGGATTGATAATCCTGTTTGAGCATTAAGATTTTGAAGAGAAACAACGCCTTTTAGTGCGCTATTAACAAATCTATCTAAAGCAACTACCGCACCAGTAAAAGCAGCAGAAACTAGCAATAAGTTACTTCTCAATGACTTAACGCCAGCATCAACTTTATTAATCTGTTGTGTATCGGCTTTTACGCCTAATTCTATAAATAATTGTCCTATGCTAGCCATTCTTATTTAAATTATGATATTCTTCTTCATATTCACTACAAAAGCCTTCATATTCTATCATCTTCATAATCCAAGTAATATTCATATTGTTTATTACTTCTGGATTGCCCCCTCCGTAGCCTGCCTTTGCTAACCTTAATAAAATAACATCTGCCTCATCGGCATTAATCTTTATTTTTGGCTCTCTTGCTTTTTCATCAGTTGGAGTGCGCTCAACTTTGAAAAGAGGGTTTTGAAAAAAGGGGCTAGATTTACCTTAAGACACATAATAACAATATGGTAATAATCACCTCTTGCCTCTAGTTCATTAAAAGTATCTCTGGTTATCTTCTCGCTATTGTAAGTAGATCTTTTTAAGCAATTAAATATCTCATTATTTACTTTCTCGCTACAATCTAAAGAGATAACCATATCTAATAAAGAATCTAAAGCCCCACTTTTAACTGCTGCTCCCATGTCCTCTTTTACACCTGATAGCAATTTCTCAATATCCACCTTAGATATTTCAACTCCGCTTTCCTTTATAGCTCCAAGAACTGCAACACGCAGCCTTGAAGCATCTATAAAATCAGCCATGTTAATTACTACTTCTGCGCCACTTTCTGTTTTAAATTCCATTATAAGCTTCTAGGTGAGTTAGTAAATTTAATATTGTAAATAGCTAGTGATTGGTCTGTATTACCCTCTACATTTGAGACTGTTTCAACTCTTTTTGAGAAAACGCCGCCAGATAAATCGTAGATGTCATTAGTAACATTTCCTTGACCATCACCAACTTTTTTAATTACTTGAGCCGTAAGAGTTGTAAAGCCTGCAAAATCTGCTTTCATAGAAATTAGCCTAGAGTTTAAAGTCTTATCGTCTTTAGAACCCCTTAGAACTCTTAGAACTAAGTCAGCTTGGTCGCCAGTTTCATTTAAGGCAAAGATTGAATTGCCATTTTTACCAGTCTTAACACCCACTAATTCATTAGGATAAGTTAAAGAGCCAACATCTCCATCTCCTAAATCAATTAATGGTATGCCATCAATAGATATTGTATCTGAACCTGTTAAACTTTGAGTAGCCATAATTTATTTAATTTAAGTTAATATTATCTTTCAATAAGAGCGTTCATAGTTGAAGAGTGGATTGCTCCACTTTCTTTGCCTGCAATCTGTATCAAAGGAGCTTTTCTTGCATCTCTATCTGCTTGTGATTGTTGTGCAATTGGCTGGCTATATATATAGTAACCTTTATCTATAATGTTGCGCTTAAAGTCTTCTGGATTGCCAAAAGTAGAACCGTTCCATTCATTGCCTGCTGCAAACATTTCATTTGTAATTGCTCTATCGCAAACTTTAGCATAAGCACCTTTTAAACCATCCATTCCTGTTTCAGTTTGAGGGATTTTTGTATTAGTTTGTTTTAGGTAATTAAAGCCTGCAACTTCAAGAGCTAGTTTAAACCAGATCTGATTGTACACGCTATCAAAGAATTGATTTGCACCATTTGAAACAACAATAGGTGAACTTTGCACATCGCCATATAAATCTGCGCCTGCTGTCTTTGCCTTTTCAAAGATAGTTTGAGTAATTTTTGTATCTGGTACTACATTTGCAAGAGTTTCTAAGTTCATTGTCATGGTAGTATTAGAACCTGCGAAATTAACACTAAATCCACGCCCTGCATATGAAGCCTTGACTAAGTTAGCAGTTGAAGGGTCAGAATAATATAAGCATCTTGTCTTAGTTTGTGTTGCATTTTTAACAATTGAACAAATACCAGTTGTAGGCTCTAAATCTTCTGTGCTAGTGAATTGATGAACAAAAATCATATCTCTTGATTGAATAGCAGAAGCAGTTGATAAAATTACTGCATCTTCCATTTCTAAATCAGTTATTACACCTGTGTAATTAACTTGCTCCTCTGTTCTTGTAATTGCATCAACTAAACTTTCGCCTTGTGCGTTATTGCCTGCTGTTGGCGTTCCTGCTGCAACATTAAATAAACCTGCAACGCTTAAATCTGTTCCTGCGCCTGCTGGTAATTGAACTAAATCTATTGTTGAAGTTGTGCCAACTTTCTTAGAATCAAGATCAAATCCTGTTGCTTTACTAGTTACTACAACATCAGTGAGTTTGCTTTGTAGTATTTGGGCAATATCAGCAAAACTAGATGTATTAGTAAAATCTAAATCAGTTAAATCAATATTGTTTCCGTTTAGAACAACTCTAATATCACCATCTGCAACTGCTTGTAAAGCTGCTAAATTGGCTGTAATATCTGCGCCTGTAAAGTTACCCGCAATCGCACTAATTGAGTTCACTAAGGGTATAATAACAAGCCTGCCATCTCCACTAAGCAAGTTAGGGCTTTGAGCAAAAACATTATTTGCCATTTGTGTAGTTACTGAATTTGTGCCGTAATCTTCTGCTACTGCTTCTGGTGTTACATAAATTCTAAACTCATCAACATTAGATGGACTTTCAGTAGTGAATAATCCTAAGCTATTAACATTAGCATCTGGTAAGCCTGCTGGCGTGTTAGTTACTGAAATATTAATAAAATTTACAATATCTATTGACATATTTATTCTGTATTAATTTGATTAGTAAAATCATCATAGTAAACCGTATCAGTAGTTTTACTGTAATGAGCTGTTAAGGTAATATTAGTTGCAAATCTGTTTAACATCCCTGCACCCTCCAAAGAAGATAAATTACTAGAGTTATTTTTTACCCTTGCAATTTGGAATTGATAAAGCCCTTGCTGATCTTGTGAAAAATCAGAATTCAATGACATTGACACTTCATGTTTTCTTAATCTCGCTTCATCATTCTTTGACATAAGATTTACTATGTAATTTTCTTTTGTCATAACAGATATATTTTGTTGCGCTCCTTCTACACCTTCCGCAGCTGGTATAAACTCATTAACATTTGCGTAATCTTCTTCTGTTCCGTAATCTAACACTACAAATAAACCGCTCGTTTCAGGAATCTTAAAATCTTGGTTATAAATCCAAATTTGATCATCCGTTAAATTCATGCAGTTTTTTAAAATATCACCTATTATTTTTATTGGCTCTCTATTCATAATTCTTAACTAAATGATATTCATAGTAGTTATTTAAACTATAATTCTTTTCAAACATTACTTTGTACTGCTTGCCTTCGTACTCTATTAAGTCATTAGTAAATATCTCTTGACTTATTCTTGTATGTATCATCAACCATTCCCAGCTCCTCATTTCTAAGGGTTTTATTTGTAAAGCTTCTGCTGTTAAGGGCTGTATAACACCTTGAAAACTTATATTTTCTTTAGTCTCTACCGTTACATAATCAACTACTGATTGAGTAACTTTAATCAAGGTTATTGGACTTTCCCAACCATTTAAAGCAGTTTGTATCTTAGGTATTGGCATTTAATCCCCTTTTTCTACTTTACTAATTATTGACTTCCTTAATTGTGAAGTCTCAATCAAAATTTGTTCACTTCCTTTTGCATCAATCGTACTTTGCGCTAGTGGTTGCCATGTTCCAAATCCCCCACTTTCAAAAGCTTCTTGAACGATAGCCTCGCCAGCAATACCAATTAATTCAAATATCTTTTCTGCTCCACCCTCTTTATTTATATTAGCCTTAATAACCTTATTGGCAGTTGCTAATAATTCTTTTCTTTTTATCTCAATAGGGTCTTTTAAAAATGACCTTCTTGGCAATCCTTCACTTATTACGCCAAATTCATGTCTGGCTCCTATTTCTGCATTTGTTAATGCTCCATCTCCTCTTGCGTTTTTATCCGCAAATATTCCTAGTTTTGCAACTAGATTTGTTTTTAAATTCTCTTGTAACTGCTCTAATCCTTTTAAATTAGATGTTACTTTTACATCACTTGGCATTATGGCGTTGTAGCTCCTTCAACGGTTGCTATATTACCTGTTAATCTTGGCAAAATCAAGTTAAGGTATTTTCTACCATAACTTGACCCTGCATAAAAACTTAATATTGGATCGTCTAATTGCCATTGCGGTATAGAATAGCTTTCAGATACATTGCCAACACTTCTTGAGTTAGCAAAACCCGCTTGAGAGCTATTTTGACCACCAGCATTTAAATCATTTACCAAATAATGAGCTGCTAGATATAAATAACCTAATACTATATCGTCATCATCATCAAAAAGAGCATCATTAAAAGTAATACATGCCTCGGCGTAAGCATTAGTAATATCTAAATCACTAACTAAACCTACATTACTAATCTCTTTCCAGTCTGTAGTTACAGTTGGAAGAGTGCCAATAACCCCATCATTCAAACATTGATAGAACCTTTTATTAACATCATAAAAAACTTGGTTTCCCGTGTTGTAGGTTGTGCCTACTAACCAAGTGTTAATAAAGGTAAAATCACGCCAGAATTGATTTTTAAAATCCTCTGGCGTGAGTGCTTGGATAATTGGATTATCACAAGACATTACTTTTTAGACTTAGCTTTATTTACTATCGTTTCTGCTTTGTCTTTCAAAGAATCAACAGTATCAATACCTTCGTATCTCAATAAAGTTTTAGCTAAATTTTCATCAAGCTTCATAACTTTACCAATTCTAAAGAAAATATCTTTACCCTCTTTATCTTTTGCAATTAAGAAATTTGTTTTAGTTTGATTTATAAGTTCCATATTTTCCTATATTAAATTGGTTGCGCGTGATCTAAGTAGTAAATTTCTTGTGGTCTCTTAGCAATAATACCTGAGAATTGACCATAAGCTACATTAGAGAAGTCAAAATTGTTTACAGTTCCAAAAGTTGTAGTTGTGTAATCAATTGGTAAGTTCATTTCTAAAGTCTTAGAATCGTTTCTGTAAAGAACATATCTGTTTACGCCTAAAGGATTTTGAACAAAATCTTTATTGTTGTAAGCTGTATGAGTAACTTTAAAGTTAGGATTTTGAGTAGCTTCTTTAAACGCTTGCTCTAAGAAAGTTGACTTAAAAATCAAAGGTTGATTTTCAGCTACAAAAGATGGTAATCCCAAGAAATCAGCAGTAGGAATACAGAAAGTATCTGGCATTCTTGTTTGATTTGTATTTTGGAAGTAAACTTTAACAATATTTTTAGCAAAAGTATTTATTTCCGTTGAAGTCATTGCAGATAATGGCTTAGTCAAAGTTGAAACATCAGTCGTAATTCCTGATAAAGTTAATAAACCGTCAATATCAGCTAACTCTGGTTGACCAACTAAAGCAGTATCTTGAATGCCAATATCCCATTCAGTTTTTCTTGCTTCCTCTCTTTGAGTGATTAAGTTAATTACTGAGCCTAAGTTTCTATTAGCTTGCTCTAATTCAATTATAGAGTAATCCATTTCACCTGACCAGAAGAAGTTAGGCAAACGAACTGAATCATAACCAACATTAGTTTTGCCTTTTCTAGTACCCGCGCCTTGACCCATGATTCCAGAAGCGAAGTTGCCATCTAGCTTAAAGTTTCTGTAATATAAAGACTCTTCAGTAAATGCACCTTCACCAGTTTTAATTGGCACGAATGCACCTAAGCCGCCTTGATTCTCACCAACTGTATAGAATACTTGAGAAATAACATCTCTTTTAATATCCGTTAATGTTGAAATAGTTTGCTCATAGCCTGCTGGTGCAGCATTACAAAGAATATTTGCTTTTCCCTCAAGTCCAGCCTTTGTATTAATTATTGAGTTTGCAAAAGTATCATGAGAAAGTTGTCTGCCATCATGAATTGCTTTTAGCATATTTAAAGTTTTATTGTCCATTTTTTGTCCTAGTTAAATTAATAAATTACTGTGTTTTAATAAGTACTCTGATTAAATCACCATCAGCGGTAGCAATGTCTAAAGCACGGCCAATTGAAGTACCGCCCGAATTAGTAGCTACTTTATTGCCAGTTGGTACTATTTCTAAATCAGCACCTCTAGCAATAGCAGCCGAAGCTTCCATTTTCATTACACTAAAGAATGAAGCAGCTCTGATAGAATCTCCTGCAGCATAGCTATTTGTTTTCACTTCATAAGGAACAAAGCCAAAAATATCATCAGCGGCTAGAGTAGCTAAATCAACCATGATTGATTTGCCTGCAACGCCTACAATTTTAAGAGCAAAGCCATTTGCATTTGAGAAATCAGCAACAGAAGCTGGGTCAATTCTACAATCAAACAAATTCCAGTTAATCGCTAAGTCTAGCATCCCCTTTTCCGAAGTTGGTCTAGTTTGGTTTAAAATCTGTGTCATTTTTTTTATTTAATGAATTAATATTATTTAGTAACTTTTTGAGGCTCACCATAAGCAAGACGACCTAATTCAAATCTTGATCTATCTGTAATTACTTTTGATGATTCTATTTTTTTGCCATTTTCAAACTTCTTTGTGTCTTCTGCTATCTTTTTAGCATCAATAGAGTTCTTTTTGGCTTCTTTCTTCTTTTCCTCAGCTTCTTCCTTTTCAGCATTTTCTTTTTCTTTTTTCTTTTCCTCTTCTTCCTCAGCATTTTTCTTAGCCTCGTCTTCTTCATTCTTTTTAGCTGATTCAACTATTTTTTTCATTTCAGAAACTTTCATCATTTTGCCGCCTACTTCAATTTCAGTATCATCATTGATCTTAGGCTTGTCTTCGTGATACTCGTTTTCTTTCTCTTCTTCTTTTTTAGCTTCATTTTCACATATCTTGATAGCTTCAGCCATAGGAAGATCAGAGCCATTGCTTAATTGAATAAAAGAATTTTCTAAATCCAATTCTTTTACTGAATTTTCTTTTGTCTCTTTTTTAGAAGTAAATTTAAATATATTTTTCATTTTATTTTTAATTGAATTTTTTAAAATAATTGCATCCTCGTAGCGAGGATTTTCCACAATAGCCAAGTGAGTGACTTCGTCATTCTCTTCTATGTCTACCACTTCACGGTTGTAAGGTACTGCATTCTTAGTACCACCATTTCCGCTAGTTACTGCTACATAACAACAACTAACAGAGTAACCCCTGTTAATAAGATTTATTGCTTCTGCATCATTTACAGTAAAATCACACCAAGCCCAACCATCATCACCTATCCAGATATTGTTTATATATCCCACTATTTCATTAGCGTTTTCCGCTGTAACATCTTTGTGATCTATAATCACTTTTGCACCCTTAAACTTAAGAGCCATCTTCATTAAGTTTTCTGGTTTTATTAAAACCCTCTCGTCATTGTATTCAACAACCGCAGCCTCAAGGAATCTTGCCTTGAATGTTTCTGCTCTTAATCTTGGATTATCTAGTCCGTTTTTAATCATTTAAATAAAATGTAAAAAGTTTTGACATTGTTGTTGACATTAATAATTTCTTAATTAATATAGGTTTTGTCCTAGTAACTATATTAATTTTTTATGAGTAAAGATAAGTTAGAATCAAACAATGAAACAAAAGTAAATGAAGATGATTATTTAACTCTTAGAGTAAAAATACTAAAAGATAGTCCTCATAAATTCTTTGACATCAAAATAGATGATCTAATATCTATTAAACGTAACTATAAAAGTAAAAAACTATATTGTGTTTATAACTAATATATTATTATTAATAATTATTTTATTAATAATTGGCTTTATCAAGAATCGCTCATGATATGGTATAGAGGCTAAATCTCAATAATAGGTATAGCAACACAATTACAACCAAAATCTTCGCCTGGATTATTCCTAGCTCCTGTATCTTGGTTTGTAATAGGTGGATCATCAAAGCTAAAAACCTTTCCATTTAAGGCTCTGTGATCTGGTCTAGTCCTAACATTGGATATTGACCATTTGTACTTACGCACTCCTACATCTTCATATTTAGCTTGTTTATATTTAGAAGTCAACAAAGAAATTTCTTGTTTAGCTAAAAACTTTGCTTTTGACTCACTAACGCCAAATCTACCAACAATAGTTTTTTGTAATTCTTCTGCTCTTATCCCTGCAAAAACTGCATCCTCAACATCTTTTCTAAGGATTAACACTTGCTCATCTGCAAAATCTTTAATATATAACTTTAAATTTTCTGAAAACTCGTCTGCTATCCTTTCTTTTTGATTTTCAGTTAAATCAACACTAACGCCAATTACACTTGCTGCTGTTCTAGCAAAGTCTTTATCAACTGACTTAATGACCTTATCAAAAGCACTTGATAAATTAAGCTCTGCCAAAGCTTCATCATAATTAATTGACTCAATAGATTTAATTATATTCTCCGCCATTGCTACATAAGCTGAATCTGTTTGAGTAATTGCAACCTGTAGTGATATAGGTAATTTACCAATTTCTTTGCGATAACCCTCAATCCTTTTGTCAAATTTCATTCCAAGGCTTCTAAACTCCTTTGCGAGACTAGAATTAAAATCACCTTTAAAAATACCATCCGCAAATTGTATTCTACCACTTTTTATTGCCGATTCAATGGTTGTTCTGGCATTAAATAGAATATTTTTGCTTTTCTTCATCTCAACAACAATAGGAGCAAATATTTCTTTTGAAAGGAAAGCTAATATTTGTTTTTCTAGCTCCTCATCAAGCTTAGGATTTACTTTTATTGGTGTTAGTTGTTTTTCTTTCATTAAGAAATAGCACCCAAATCTTCTTTTAACTCAACACCAGTGATAATAACCTCATTTACAGTAGCTTGATTTTCAACTATAGCCATGTAGTCTGCTATTGATTCTATTGCTTGACCTGTTGTATCTTGTTTTACAAGAGCCATTTCAGCCAAAGATGTTGGGTCAACTGTTGCATCAGCAAAATAAATATCCATAGTACCACCCTTTGCCATTATACGGGGTGCTAAGGCTTGACCTAGGCCACGCCCTCCTTCTACCATGCCTATTCTGTATAGTCTGCCTAATGTTACAACGCTTTGATAATCTGTATTAATTGCCATTTTTCTTAAATAATTTATTAATAATTGAATTTGTTGTTTTGCTGGTTTCTATATCCATCTTTGGCTTTGCTGGCGCAGGCATAGGAAAGTCTGATCTTGATTCGTTTTTTAAATCACTAGCAAATAAATTGGATTGATTAATCTCTTCAATAACCTGATCAGAGGTCATTAACGCCCTATCGTACATCGCTAAAATTCTATTTTCTTGTGAAGTCTTAACCTGCTCCTCTTCGACTGCTGAAAGCATCCTTAGAGGTTTATACGCAATCTGTAAATCATCTGGCACAACTCCAAATAGCTTTTGACATATAAGTTTAAGCATCTGAATTATTAGATTATCAAACTTACCCCTTATCTGACTTTCAATCATTGAATTATAGTTTTCAATCTCATCTTCTCCACTACTAAAGCCTGCTGTTGATAAGCCAAATAATTTAGTTAATGGCATTTTTAGATCGCTTGCTATACCAATTCTTATTTGCTGTAGCATTTCTGATAAACCTGCAAAATTCATTTGCTTTTGATCGTAATCATCTTCTTTATCTTTAACTATAGCTTGTTGATAGTTCTTGACTTTGTTAGCCATTTGAACCCTTTTAGTAAGCTTCTCAGTTCCTCCCTGGGTTAATAAGGATTTATTAAAGCCTTGTATTCCGTAAACATCAATTTTAGCCTCATCGAGTAACTCAAAAATAAGGTCATTGTTTTTTAGGTACTGATTAAGTGAACGGATTAATCTTTCAACCTCACTCATCCCCCAACCCCTTAACTGCGGCCTTGCTAATGAGGGCGCTCTTTTTCCTCTCGTTTTTAATACTCTTGTTTCATCTAGCTTATTGCCATAATAAAAGAAAGCTGGTTCATGGAATCCGCTTTTAACGTATGCTTTCTGCTCTCCATAAGCGGGTAAATTAGTTTGGTGTAACTCCCACAAGTCAGCCGCTTGAAAAGAAAGCGGCGTATCTTCATTTATAGCATCAATATTAATTGGTTTATCTGATTTACCAGTTGTATTAATAACCATTCCACCACCACCGTAAAGACGAGTCCATTTAGCTAAATCTTTTACTTCTTCTAAAATATCATTTTCTTTTATATAGTTCTGTATCTGCTGTATCTCATCTGCTTCTAATTCTGACGATTCTATATCAATACCACCCCTGAACGCATCTTCTATAGGTTGATCAATAAGTGTTTGGATTATACCGTGTGTCGTATAGGCATAGGTTAGGGTTGGTCTATCGTTACTTATGAAATAAGTTCTATTGTTTTTTGCAAGTGTAGCTGTCTGGCTTAACTGTTCTGCAAATTCTTGAGGAAATCCAAGAGCGGTTGTTAATGTAGTTAAGCTGTTAGCCAACACTTCATTATTACTTGTCCTAGTAGCCATGAAATGAAATTTAATTGATTTTAAGTATCAACTAATAAACTATTTTTATTTTAATGTCAATAATTAAACTGCTAGCTTAGTTAAATCAAAACTAACAATCGTGTGTCCTTCTTCCGTGATGTCAATCGATATGCCGTTTTTCTCTGCCGTTGCTAATTTTAGATTGTTGATTAATGATTTTCTTTCTTTTCCCTCTCTTAAGGTTCCTGAAAGTGATTGCCTAGTGTAGCCCATATAATCAGCAAAATCTTGCTGCGTGATTTTGTTAGTCTTTAATACTTCTTTAATATCCATTGTCAAGAAAAAAATTAATAACTAATTCCATTTAACAAGTTATATTTTAAATGTCAAATGTTTTTACTTATAGTGTTTTCAATTGATTTTATAAACTCTTTTGTTGTTTTCATAGCTTCCAATCTTTTTGCATTTAGTCTTTTAAAGACTACCGCTAAAGATGGAACTAATTATTTTATTAAATGGTTTTATTAATTCCTCTGGCATTTCGAATACTGTTCTTTTTTTCTTAAAGGCAGTAGGTTGCTCAACTTTCTCAAAGGCAACTATTTTTTCATTGGTGTATCTAGGAGCAAAAAACTTATTGCCTGCGATCGAGCATTCTAACTCTCTAACCTCCACTAATTCATCTGCTTGGATAACGAGTTTTTCCTGGCTAATAAACCTTGTTTTTTTAACCAAACAATAATAAAAACCAAGCTCTAAATTTTTAAATCTTTCTGCTTCAATATCGGCTTTACATTTCATATTTTGTTATGTTTAAAGTTACAATGATTTTTATATCCCATGTTTACTATTAAACCTATCTCGCCATATTTCCAAATCTAGAATATTATTCCTTTCTTCTATAAATGCTAGGAGTAGCAATAGATTATCATAATTTCTGCCAGCGAGAGAAGGTGCGCCTCTGCACTCAACTATCTTTTTTAAGATTTTCTTGATTAGCTCCCAAGTCCCATACTTAGCCTTAAATAAATCTTTTAAAGAGCATAGATAATAAAAAGAGCCTTCTGCAACTGTAATCTTTATTTTATCATCCTCAATATCAAAGTATGATTTTATAAATTCCTCTGTGATTTTCATAAATTTAAATCTTTTCTGTGAACAAAACAATCATAACTACTGCAAAAATTAGGTCTTGCTGTTACTGATTTATTAAATTTCTTACAATTGCCCTCTAATCCCTTAATTCTCTTAAAATATCCGCAATCATTACAATCACTATCTATTTTTTGACACTCATAAGATTCTTCTTTTTCTCCTTCTTGTTTGCAATCTTTACAACAAATTGACCACAATGACCACCAATAACTTTTGGTAATAGTTGTGTTATTAAGTGATTTACCTTTACAAAATCTACAAAAGGCATTAAAATTAAGGGGTGGCTTGCACTCAATCTTAATTCCTATCTTCTTTAATACGAGATTTATTTTGCCTCTTGAATAGATTCTGGCTATCTTTTCTCTGCCTTTGTGATTAATAGCTTCTATAAAAAGTTTTTCTAGTTTCTTTTTGTCGTTTCTAAGTGTTAAAGTTTTCATACTTTTATAATATTCTAAAAACTGCTAATGTCAAATCTTTTTACAAAAAATGCTCTAAAATACGGGGTTTTAAACTAAACTTTTTACATTTAGGGTTTACAAAACATCTAAAATTGATACTTCGTTATTAATATAATCAACTAAAGCATATCTAACTGCATCAATTCCATGATCCCAGCCAGCAGCATCGTTTACTTTAGGTAAAACTTCTTTGGTTTGGCGGTCTATTTTATAAGAATAGTTCTGAAATTCTTGTAAAATATTAGTGCAACGCTCATGTATGATAATCTTTTTAAAGCTTTTTAAGTACTCTATACCATCAACTACTGAATTTTCCCACTTACTAGCACCCTCAATATTATATCCATTTCTTGCAACATAAGATATCGTTTCCGGTCTTGAGCAATCACCGTAAATATTCCACTCTTTAGATTGTGGAACTTTCTTAAATAATTCTGGTATGTTATCAATTTCTGTTTGATAGCCGTAAACCTCATGATCTATGTAAAGGCAATCATCCATTATAAAACATCTAATTAATGTTGTAGGGTCGTTAGCAAAGCCCCAATCTGCACCAAAAAAGAATCTTTCTTGATACATCATGTGTTCTGGTGGGGTCTCAAAGTCTTTCACTTCATAACATCCACTAAATATAATCTCTTCGGGGTTTCCTACTGGTATTCCTTCATATTCATGCTGGTACGCTTCGTAGTTATTAGCTTTCAATCGTTCAGCTATTTTAAAGAACTCTTCACCTAGCCAATGTCTTGGCACTTGTTCGTAGTGTGAATGATGAATAAATCTATCAGGGTTTTTATATTTTAGCTCGGTATATATCCAATGGTTAGGGTTTCTGGGTGGGTTAAATGTAAATATCGTAATGAACTTCTCGCCTCCTCTTGATACTGATTGTCTTACACTTCTTATTTCTTCCATTCCGCTAAACTCCTGAAGTTCTTCAAACCACAGTATTTTGAAGTAGCCTTTTTGTGCCTTAATTGATTTTATTTTAGCCTCATCATCAAGCCCCCTCATTAATATCTTTTGTCCAGTTGGTTTATAGGTAATTTCAGTAGGTGATTTAATGTGATCAAATTTGTGGGTTTTTTGGAACTTATCAACTGCAAATAGGATTGTTGGTAATATGGAATCTCTTAATGTATTGCCTGTTTTTCTAAATGCTATTGCGTTAGCGTTTGAGTCGCTTATTAGGTTTAATATTATCTCTTGTGCTGCGAATGTTGATTTTGTGCTACCTCTTCCGCCTTTGAACCAGAACTCAGAAAATGTTTCATCTCTTATTAAGCAGTGTGGTTCGTGGAATTGTGGAGCTATTTCATCGCTTAGGTTTAGTTCTTTTTGCATAAAATTTATTGTTCTTCACCCCATGGAGCAATAGCATTTTACCCTTTATTTATAAGGGTTCAAATTTTTGGTCTTTTTCTATTAAAAAACTTCTCCTCTACACCCTTTATGACAACACATAAGAATAAAACCCCTATTGCTAGTAATAGACCACCATAAAGAGGAAGTAGAACAAGCCACCAGCTCCAAGTTATTACAGATAATAGCTTTAATGTTATAAAAATTAATCCTAGTACTCCTAAAAATGTCATATTTATTTTGATTTTATATTATTTGATACCACCCTTATACTGAATGCCGCCAGTATCTGATTTGTTTGGCTTAGGCTGTATATTATCCTTAATAATAACATCAACAGTCATATCTTTACCGTCTTTCCCTGTATTCTCAACTCTTAAACTAAATTCTTCTTTATTTTTTCTTTCTAACCACCATTTAGAAGCTGACAATTCTCCGCTTTCAACGCCTTCAACCACATTCAGCTTGGCTTTAAGAGATACATTTTTCTTTAATGCCTCTTTTTTGTCACGAAACCCAGGGTTGGCTATGCAGTAGTTATTTAAACACTCTCTACTTATACCTACATGAAAACAAGCTTGCTCGTCTGTAAAGCTCTTTGAAAAAGCATATTCTAGTTTCGTGACAATCTCTGGGGTCATTTTTGTTGGTCTTCCGCCTTTATTTTTCTTTTTCATTTCCTCTTAAAAATCATTTATTATTGTCATTTTATCTACTAGTGCGTTTACCATTATATCAATATTTTCTTCATTGCCTAATTATCCGTATAAAAAAACATGAGACAACTCCCTTTCAAATCTTCTTTTTGCATTATATAATCTTAATTGCACTTCCTCTGATTCACTTGTAGTAAATATTGTCTTCTCATCTTCTTCAAGTAGAATCATTCTATCGCAAACTATTTTTATTTCTAGATTATCGTGCGAGCGAGATTCAGGAATTATTATTTCTTGATTCTTATAATAGAAGTGTATACTACCCTTTAAAGGCGGCATGTTGCCTAGTTGGCAAGGTTTATAATCATATTCAACTTTAGAATCTATAGTTAAATTATAGTTAATATTACTCACCCAAAGCCTCCTTATAGGTCTCAAGTAAATACTGCTCTTCCTCTAGTTTACTAGGGTCTTTAGCTCTTTCTTTAATTATAGTTCTAATAGTTTTAATGTCAAATCCAACCGCTTTAGCCTCATCATAAACTTCTTTTATCCTTTCAAATATTTCAGTTTTTTCAGCTTCGTAATTTTCAATAGCTTCTATGTATTTTTTTAGTTGTTCTCTTGTTTCATTATTTATTATGTCAGTCATTTTGTTTTAAAGTAGTTTTGGTATTAATATTAGTTTTTTTATCATTTTAATGTTTCATTTCTTAAAAATAGATTTAATTCTTTTTCTTAGTGATTGAAATTTAGAAAAATCTTTTAAAATAGAATCTGGTTTAAATTTATGAGCAAATCTTCTTTTAATTTTCCTTTCTCCTATTACTTTTGCTGGTACTCCGCCAACTATTGAGTAAGGCTCTACATCCTTAGTTACTACTGCGCAAGTTGCTATTACTGCTCCATCTCCTATTTTAACTCCTCCTTTTATTCTGGCTGAATCTCCTATCCAAACATCATTTCCTATTTCAACTGGATGAGATACATCGTTAAATAGTGCAACATATTGCTCATTATTAGTGTCCATAAAAGACTTAGTATAAAAGAAGGGGCTTGTTGATATCCTGTCCATTGGGTGATTATGTAGCCCTATACTAACATTGTTAGCTATTGAGCAGAACCTACCTATCTTTAGTTTAGAGTAATACGCAAAGTTTCTTCCTACGTAGCTATATAACCCCACTTCAATATCATTATGTAAATAATCGGCTGTAAATTTACATGGTAACTCAAATCTAACATTGGGCATTCTATGAACACCCATAATATCTGTGTCAAAACCTATTGCCTTTAGTTTCTTTCTAGTCTTTTTATTAAAATTGATTTTCATATTCTTTCATAATATTGTTTAAATGAAATAATGCTTTTTCTTTGTAATTAGACATTTGCAATTTTTTGTTTAATTTTTGCTATATTTTCTGGCTTTAATAAGCCTTCAACAATATTTCTTTCTTCGTTAATATTTTTCGAATTTGTCGCTAATATTTTTTTAAATACCTTGTCAATATTTTTTGAATTTGGCTCAATTCCATTTTCTAGCATTTCAAGAGCTATTCTTAAAGTCATTGATTTACCGCTTTTAGTTAATTTTGTATTTTTGTTTTCAAAAAATTTTTTAGTAACTGACATAATATTTTTTATTTAATTGTTAATAACTTTGTTACCTTTATACTAATACTATGTATCAGTTATGTCAAGTCTTTTTCTTAAAATTAATTCATTTAATTTATCAATTGTGTTTGGGTGTGGTTTTCTTTTACCTTGTTCATAGGCTCGTATTGAGGCTAGGGAGCATTTAATTAAAGGGGCTAGCTCTTCTTGGGTGTAGTTTAGTTCGTTTCTTTTTTGTTTAAATTCTTTTTTGTTCACAATATTTGTTAATTATTTAGTTAAAGTTATACTACTACATAGTATTAGTAATGTCAACAACTAAAATTAATAAAATGCATTATTTTTTCTTTTCAAGATTTTTGTATTTTTCTATAATTATTTTATTCTCTGTTGCGTTATAGGAATTAAGCAGCTCTTTATAAAATTCCAATAATCTGTTTAGTTTATCTGGGTTGCCTCTAGGAGAATTAGCAATATGATTAATTTGTTTATGAACTCTGTCTATTATTTCCTTCATTGAATATTTTCAAGTAATTTGTTAGTTAATTCAATTAAATCATCTTGGCTAAAATTATCTTCTTCCCATTTCTTCAATGGTATGTTGTGTATTCCTTTTGTTCCTGTGTGGCAACTTTCGCAGATTGCCATTGTAAACAAATCACTTGCTTTTAATCCAATTCCCATCCCTATTTTATGATGGGCAATAGTTCTGTTTCTTTGCGGTCTTCCTTTGGCAAAGCAATTTACGCAGGGTATTTTGTGAATATCTGACAGTCTTTTTTTGTCTTTGTAGCCATTTCTAAATTTAGGTTCTGGCTTAATTAAGTTAATCATCATTTAAAAAAAATAGATAAATATTCTCTTGCAAAACTTTGATAATGTTCTTTTAAACCCTGGGAATTTAAAGCCAAGCCCATTCTATAACTTATATCATGGAAACAATAATTACATCTCCAAGCATTTAAATCTCTTTCATGGAATATATGACTTAGTTTATCATCATAAATATTAACAAGATCTACACCTGAATCATTATTGCAGTTAGGGCATTCTACAAAGATCTTTTTACCTTTTATGTATGGGATAAATTCTGTGTCTGGCACTAATAAGTAATTTTTACCCAATTCAACATTTATTTTTTTTGGCTTAATTAAGTTAATCACTTTTAATGTTTTCATTTTTATTTAATTAGATGTTTCATTTTTCTTTCTTTTAAACTTTTCTATTAATTTCTTGTACTTCTCCAATCTTAATGGGCTTTTGTTGACATCTGCATTTCTTTTTTCTTGTTCGTAAGCACTGATTAAGGCGGTTGAGCAAGCTAGTAGTTTAGCTAAATCTTTTTGTTCTAATCCTAGCTCTAGTCTGTGTTGTTTGAATTGTTTTTTGTTCATATAATTATTGCGCCTATATTGCTTAAATTTCTATCGTTATAATTTTTTTACAACCAACTTATAAACTTACGCAGAAAAAATGACTATATTCTTTTTTTAAAGACTCACTACCACCCGCTTTTTTAGTTTTATTTATGTTAGTCTTGTTAGTGCTAATTAAAGAATTACATAAACTTTTTTTAACTTTTTTTAATCTTTTTCTTATGTTATTTTTAACGCTTATCACTTTGTTGTTTGGGTTGGTTAATCTCACAATAATATTCAAAACATTTCAACAAAACGCCTTTAAGTTCTCGCTGACCAGATTCTATGTATC